TGTCGCCCATAGCTGTTACTTCTAATTCATCTACGATTTGGTTAATTACGGCATTAGTTACGTATGAGCTAATGTCGATTGAAGGTACTGTAGGGGCCGCATTGGTAGCCAACTTAACACCTACGTTATTATTTAAATAGATTGCCATTGTTATTCCTCGTCTTTCTTAGTTTGTGCAGTTGGTTTTGGTGCGCTTGCAATTTGGCCTGTCTTCTTCAAGAAGGCTAAGTCTTCTTCGTGTGTACTCATTTTAACTCCAGCTCGTTAGGATTGATACAGTTATTTCTGATGTTAATAAATCTCCACTAGCTGCATTAGTTATAGCTGGAGCGGAGACACTTGATATGTTATAGACCAGGGCCGATGCCGCTAGTTTAGTTACTACTGCCACAATAAAGTTTTCAATACCTAGTAAGTTGCCTTGATTATCAAATGCAGGTGTAGTTATTAAAATCTTAAAATTAGCCAAGGGTGCGATGCTTGTCTGGCTGTTATTGCTTGGCACAATATAAGGATCGCTAGGTGTTACGACTACGCTGTTAGCAAGTAAGGTTGCAGGTGGAAAACTAAAGGTAGACCATACTCCAGCGTTTGTTAAAGCTGTTGCTAGCGTGCCACGTAGGGTGCTTATTGCAGCCATTAGCCCACCAGTGATGCTGGACTTGAATACGGCTGGATGAGACCACGCACTCGGTTAATCAGCTGATAACCCATCCGATAAGGGCTGGCAGAGATCCCATCCATACCGACCCCATTAGTCTGGCTAACTTGTCTTGCTTGCCAGATGTCTACAGCAACGATCATTGCTGCCTCACGTATTGCTGGGGTTGTCGCATAAGATTGGGTCTTATGATCTGGGCCAGTGGCCACACCATAAGGTACTACCTTGTGAAATGTTTGGTTTGCAGCTGTCTTTGCATACTGCACAAATGAATAGCCATTAGGAAAATTAACTTGGCCGTAGTTATACATAAATACTGGGATAAGGCTAGTAGTGCCAGATGTTGGTGGAATTGTGCCAGTGATTGTGTGCGTGCCATTAAATGTCGCACCGCAGCCACTTACCACTATTGATTGTGTCGCAGCAAATGCGTTTGGATTAGCAAGCATAAGTGTTGCCACGTTATCTTGTAATCCTGTGCCTACTACTGGGGCAGTGTTAAACCATAGATACTGGTTAATTAAATCTTCTGCAGTTTGGCAAACTTCCTCTACTGTTGCATCGGTATACAAAGTGCCGATCCCAAGATTCGAGCGTAATTCAGCTGTGGTCACGTAGACGGCTGGCATTGTATTCCTCTCTTAAAAAACTCCCCCAGGGCTAGGGCTACTAAACCCCAGGGGATTACTTATTGGTTATTAGATCTTTGCGTACTTGATGATTCCGTAAGGCATCTTGGCGATTGTTGCCATGAAACCATAGATTGCAACCTGTACTTGAAGATTTGATACCACGTTTACAGACATGAATGCCTGAGGTGAGCGGTATACAGTGAATGCTTCTGGTGCAAGGATTACAGCAGAGTTATCATCAAAGGTAGTTGCAGTGAAGTTCTTGTCTACGTATAGATCAAGTCCTAATACATTTCCACGGATTGAAGATGGTGCAACTTGTCCTGCTGCGTTCATTGGTTGAATTGCATTGTAAATTGGGCGACCAGTTGTATCAACTGCACCTAGTAGTGCTTGGTACTGTGATGGGTTTCCAATGTAGTTCTGTGCAAAGTAACCAGTGTTCTTGTAAACAGCTGCTGCTGCTTCTGATGAGAAGCTGATAATTCCAGCGCTGTCTGCTGTTGTTGCACTTGCGAAAGTTCCAGCTGCTTGTAATGCTGTTAATGCAGCAGTATCAATAGCTGTCAAATAAGCATTTTGTAATTGCTGTGTAAGTTCTGCATAAAAGCCAGGATAGCCCGCTCTGGAGAGTAGCTCTACAGATAGCGTGTTCATTCCAGAATATTTCTGGACTGTGCCTGTCAGATAGGCGGTTTCCATATCAGTATTTTGTACTGCGCCTGCTTCTGCTTCTACAGTTACTACTGGTGCAACACCTGTGCCACCAGCTGCGGATGTTACCAAAGATGGTACTGAGATTGTCATACCAGTATCAGGTAACACACCTTGTGAACAAGCATCAATAGTTGGTGTACCAAAACGAGTGTTAGTTACAAACTCGGTTAGATATTGTGTTGGATTAAATGCTGGGTTATTTGTAAATGAATCTGCTGCTGTTACATATAACTTTGAATCTTCATTACCTAGAGCAGCTAGAATCTTATGCTCTGTGTATGCAGCCATTGATGTAATTGGCGTACGTAGAGTTGTTTGAATAAGTGGTGCTGTAATTACTGGGCGTGCGGCTTCTACTGTAGGAGTAGCAGCCTCTGCCTTTGCTTCTTGTGGCGCTGTTGCTAAATCTTCCACAGGAGCCTCGCTTTCTTTAGTTTCGATTGGTGTCTCTGCTTCGCTCTCGCTAGCAGCAACTTTAGTTACTTGCGCTGCACTAAATGCAGGTGATTCGACCAGGCTAACTTCTTTTAGAGTTGCGCTAGTTACATATAAATAATCTTTTTTCTGCACAGACTTATTAACGTCTACACCAACTGATAAACCATCGATTAACTGCTCACCTGCAAGGATTAAAGCATCTTGGCCTTGCATTGATGCACTGATTTTAAATGATGCGTAGATGCCATCTTCAGCTTTGTTAAATTTTTGCATACGACCTATTGGCTTATCGGCCTGGTGTTGCATAAGCATTTTAACCTTGCCTGGGTCGCCTATCTCAATTGAATTTTTAGCAAATACAACTTTTCCAACTGAAGTATTCCCGACCTCTTCGTATGGCACAATTTTGCCAGAGATAACTCTGCGCTCTGTATCGGAGGCTTCTACCTGGCTACTGAATGTAAGTATCATCTTCTTCTTCTCTTCCGTTAGGTGTTAGGCTTTCCATTTCTTTCGCATCATCTATATCAATCAAACCTAGATTAAGCATTTTTTCTAATGCTTCTAGGCGCTTCATTGTGTCTGCACGTAGGAATGATTCCTCAATAGCAAACTTAACTACATGGCCACGTGGGGTTATATCATCCATAGATAGTCGGTCTTCAATAGCACAAATAAATGGCTGTAGTGAATAAGCAACAAACTCTTTACGGCCATCAATAATGTTTTGATAAGTCATTGAGTTATTCATATCTGCAGAAATGTAATAAGCAGGTACGTTCATCGCTCTAGCAATCTGAGTTGCTAAGTATTGTTGCGCCTCGTTATACATCATATCTTTAGGAGAGAATCCTGTGGTTTCATAAGATAATGTCGATGTTAAATATGCTGTTGATCTATTTAGTCGGCTTTGCTTCCATTGTGCTAATAATCCAGATACTTGCTGCTCTGGCAAATCTGCACCAGTGTTTTTAATGTAACCACTTGGCATTGGGGTCTGTGCAGATACAGCTGCAGCCTTCTCAATATCTAATGCACTTTGAATTGTACGTGCTGCTGTAGTTAATACACCTTGTGTTAGACCCTGGAATGTAATAAGAGATCCAATGCCTGTCATTGGCGCTGTTATACCATCTACAAAATATTCATCTACTTCTGTGCCAAACTTATTTGATGTAAACGTAACTCGGTTATTAGCAACCCATTCAAATCGTGATGGCCTTAAATCATCTGCATATAATTCTGTAACACGCCAATATGCAACACCATAAAACAACAAACTATCGACAGTCCAGGAAATTGTGACGGATCTTGGTTGCCGATAGTCTGGTTGGTCTATCCAAAGAGCGTTCCCCAACGCTTCACCATTAGACTTTTTGTAAAGTTTTAATGGCAAGTAGGAAACTACACCAGCAATAAGATTTCTGCAACGGCTAACTGCTGGTACTTGCATCGCAAAGTTGCGATCTAATCCACCAGGGAAATTACCGACACCAGTTGTAAATGAACCATAGCCATAAGCTGTGTCCATAATGGCAGGGGCGTATTGCGCTTGGACAGATTCCGTTTTTTTGTTTATACCCAAAGCAGACAATAGACCCATATAGGTACTTTATACCATAAAACGGACATATGGTGCAAGTTAGACAAAGATTTGCGCAGTTTGTTGAGGTTTTGTTAATTGACTTACAACCATAGCTAATGATATGGCAGCAGTTACATCGCCAGCGGATTTTCTACGTATTATGCGCCAGCCAGCATCATTGGTCTTAGCTGCACAGTTATTTAAATGCTGTACTAACTCTGCCTGACCAGAATGCACTACACGGCTATTAGCCAAGCCATCGGCAAGGTCAGAGCAGGCCTGGTAAAATGCCTGGCCCGATACATCTTGTAATCTCCAGCCACTTTGTTCAAGTCTTGTGGCAATAGTTTGTGTAGCGTACTTGTCATAACAAATTGTGCTTGGGTGGTATTTTCTAGCCCACTCATTTATATCACTTGCCATTTTAATTTCATCTATTGCTATATCGCTATGCCAAAGTTGTGCAAGTCCAACTGCTATTTTGCCATCACGTACTTGGCCCATAACAAGCGCCCCAGATCGCCTTGTCGGTGCAATATCAAAGGCCATTATAGTCTGTGGTCCGACAGGGATTTCTAGTGTGCTATCGCTACATGCTTCAATAGATCCATACACCCAAGGACTGACTGCGCTATCTATCCATTGACATAACATCTCAGTACGTGTTGCTTCTACACTGTTTGTATTAACAGCTTCTTCTAGGGTTTCCTCTGTTACAAAATATCCTAAAGCTGGATTAGCCATAGCCCAGGCTTTGCGATCATGTATCTTGCAATGCTGTGGTGCTGACCATTCGTAATAACCTAAAGTAACTGGCGGATAAGATAAAGAACGTTCCCTCAAATCATTTAACACTGTACTAAAACCATCACCAGCATTACTTGTCATTAAGGTCATTGAATTAGGTCTTGCACGTGTTACTGGTAATGCAGCTGTAAATGCTTCCGCTGACCATTCACGTAATTCATCTAGATATAAGAAATCGGCTGTTTTGCCACGGGGTGCATCTCTAGTAGCTGCTGCTATCTCATACCTTGCGCCATTCAGCAGGGTTATAGATTCTTGACCATTAGCCAAGCGGATCTGTCTTACCTGGTCTTTTAAAAATTGATTATCTTCTATTGTGTAAGCAACGTTTCTAAAAGTATCTAGTGCCATATTTCTATTAGAAGACATGCCCAATACATTCTTACTACCCCAAAGAAATAAATGAGACAAGATAAGCATTCTGGCCAGGTGAGTCTTTCCTGATTGTCGACTTACAAGGATTAACCCTGACTTCTTGACCCACATCTCTTTATCATCAATGGTTAATAGATCATCTAGTACCCAGCGTTGCCAGGGGATTAGTGGCATCCCTATTTTCTCAGCTAGATCGGCTACTTCTTGTGCTTTAGATAAACCTTTGAGTAAAGGCGTATAAATTCTAGGCTCAGTGCTACCAATTAGCCCGACCCCTCGTGAGGTCTGTTTTACTTCCGCATCATTCTGCATCGAAGTTAAGCGTATCAGGTTTATTAAATGGTGAATCTGGCACTGTTCGGATCGTCTCAGGGAGAGAAGAGTCAGG